CTTTTTCTTTTCTTCTTTGTCCTTTTCCATTTTTATTTTTATAGATGCAACAACAAAAGCTTTTTCCTGTTCATCCATTTCCAAAAAAATGGATGGCAGTATGTGAAGTTTATGAAGGGCATAGTAAGCATAATTCGCTTCACCATCCCCTTCTTCTATAAGTTTTTTGCGTCATCCACCTTGTCATCAAAAGACTTGGTAAATCCCTGGAACTTCTGCATCCAGGTTGTAAATTCCTGATATTCCCCAGCTTCATCCACTATGGCAAAAACCAGATCTTCCGGGGTCATGACACCGTATGAGTCCTGCAATTCCTTATCATACAAATCTGGGGAGACAGTAGCTGCAACAATCATTTTTGACAGATACTGGGATGTGTTAAGTTTTGGCCGGAATAAGTTCGGCTTTCCGGTAACCTGCACTTCTATGGTACAGGAATCGCGTAATGTTTCATTTTCCTTTGACCCGATGTTCCTGAACTCCCATTTCAGGGCTTCCCCGTTTTCATCCGTCAGGGAATCGGTGGGAGCATACCTTTCATTATTCCTTTTAACCTTGTTGGCTTTCATAAATTGCTTAAATTTGGACATTTTCTTTATTTCCTTTCTGTTGTTGGTTTGATAATAAAAACCCCTTATATGACCTTACAGGAAAGCCACACAAGGGGTTTTAGGTGTTTAGTTGGTAAGAAATCCGGTGAGGTTTGCAAAAGCTTCCGGCATAGAGAAATCTTCAAAAGTTCCTTCAATTTCTTCATCCAGGTATTCACCATCTGCATCAAACTTCGCAAGCACACCACCATCCGTATTGCAATCGTATAAGATTATGGTTTGACGACCAGCTGCGCTGGTAGGGTCATCATTGGCTATCTGCATTTCAAAATACATATCTTCACCAGTGTTTTTATAGTCAAGCAGTGCCTGACGTAATACTGACTGGTTGTAATGTGCCGTTCCTGAAAACGTACCTTCCATACCGCACGTCTTATGACCAGCCATGATTGCACCCAGGCGCGGAACAGTAGTCTTCGTTTTCTCAACCCTTGCTTCCATGTCAATCATCTGCATGAAATTATAGCGGCGTGTGCTAATCGTAATAAAACATTCTGCCATCTTTGCAGCAATGGTATCTTTACCCTTTATAATGACATTACTCATTCTTTTTCACCCCTTTCCTACTCAACCGTAACTGTCATGTATAGCTTTGACATGGCATTCACTATTGTGACTACACTTGCAACTGTCACGGACTTTTTTGTGCTTCCAGGTTCCACGATGACATCTGTATCCACAAAATCTTCAATGGCACCCAATTCCTGCAGGGCTAACCGTATTTTAACAAGGTCTGACCACAGGGAAATTCTACCCGATGCATCATTTGGGACAACTCCCAGATACTTCGTATTGAACAGTACTGCATCTTCATTTGCCAGCTGGTCAATCACGCGGATGGTTTGGTTATCCTTGAAGATATCACCCTCCGTATCCGATGTTGTTACCATGCTGTTAATATCCTCTAAAACACGGATATCAGAATTAACCTTATGCAGCATAAATTCACCCGCCTTAATGGCTTCTGCAAGTGCTGACTGGGTGTAATCAACAGCTGCTGTAAATTCTCCGTCATATACCTGATTCTGGTTGGATTTATTTACCTTACAACCTGCAATGATACCAGTCACCCAATAGACAAGAGATGCCTCCGGCCAGCCTTCATCCATGATTTTATTTTTAACATTTACAACCCCCATATAATCCGCTGCCTTATCATATAGAACCGCCTGGAACTTTACACCCATTTCATCACGCATCCTTCTATTGAAAGAAGCAAGAAGCGTTTTAACAACTTCGTCCGTGGTTACAATGCCAATCGCATTAAAGGTATAAGATTCTGCCTTGTCCAGGTAAGCCTGGTAAGCCTCGCCTGTTATGGTTCCGTTTGTACCTCCTGTAAGCGGTGTAGATGCAGTAGTGGAAAGTGTGGTATCCTTAAACCTGACATATCTGTTTTCTATCAGATCGGAAGCTCTTGCCACCGTCTGTTCATCCACTGTAACCGCACCCAGGATGGTCTGTACGTCATATTTGCCTGCATCATCCGGATTCGGCTGGATGATGATTTTCAGGTCATTCCCCCGTGTCCCGGAATATTTTGCTTCTGCAAACTCGTTGGATGCCTTCATACCTCCGGAATTTATCCGGTATGCATGCAGCGTATTAATATTCCGAAACAAATCCCTTAGTCCCTTCATTTTCTCGTGGGTATAATCGTAACCGAAGATTTCAGTACTTTTCTTCTGAAAGTCTTCCCCGGTAACTGTAAAAATCTCGTTATCCGCACCCCAGTCAAGCTCCAATGGCATGGTTGCAGTCCCTCTGTCCGATAATTCCGCATTTGCGGATGCAGCCGATACAAAGTTGATATATGCACCAGGGAGCACTTTATTTTGTGTGGTAAAACTACCGCCGCCTAAAGACATTTATTTCACCTTTCCTTTCATGAATTCCTTAATTTTTTCTTCAACATCATTGATGGTATAGTTTTCACCATCTGTTAAGAGAGCACTCACCAAATCTTTTCTTCCCTGAAATTTAGCGGAAGCAAGTATCTGACCTTTTGTATAGGCTGTTAACGGTTCCTTCTGATCTGCTTCCTGTAACAGGTTCTGCTTCTCTTCATGTGCTACTCTTTTATTACCTGCCATACTGCCACCTATCCTTTCACATTTATACTTCTCTCATATAATTCTATTGGCTGCATTTGTTCCACCTTATAAACAAACAGGTCATAGTTCAGAAAGAAGTTCAATACACCATCAATCACTCCATACTTCATCTTGGTCCCACGAAGGATGTCACCATCTGCGGTTATGTATTCCAGGCACCATACCATCTTTTCCGCAACGTTATTACATTCCTCCTGTATATCATCCGATTCCGGAAAATACTGAATCACAAATTGGTTCTTCCTGAAATATCGCTTCCCAAGATACAGATCACTGGCAGGATTCAGGCAAGAAATAAAAAAACAAGGCTCTTTCAAGTCCTGCTTAACTTCTTCCATGTGGTTCTCAAAACCAAATTCAGCATATAAAGCAATGCTGACTGCTTTAATGATTGAATTTATCATTTCATGCAACCCCCAAAATACTTTTTAATTTTATTTTCAAGTACCTTTGGGGCGATCATCTCAAGTTCCTGTTCGGAAATCGTCATCATGAAATGCCCCCTGACCCATCCTTTATGATTAGCCGTTCTGTGACCGTATTCTACATAAGAAGCGTATTCAACCGGATTAATTATTTCAATGACGTAGGTATCCCCAAAATGATGGACTGTCAGCGATTCTGCATAACCCTTTGCAGATGACTTTTTATCTGCTGTCCATCCCCTTCTTAATGTACCGCCAACCTTTCCTGCAACTTTATGGCCCCTGTGGGATTGGCCATTTTCACATGTATAGGAATCACCTGAGTAATCACCCACTGGAGTTCTTTTGATAACCAGCCTCAACAATCTGGCGGCAAGTTCCATGGCGCATGATTCCACAAACGCATCCGGATCCTGAAGCTTTTCCAACTGCTTTTGAAATTCCTTCAGACCCCGCATATCAAACCGCCCCATTTTTGCCATTATGCCCACCCCCGAAACAGCTCAAGCGGTATTTCCTGATGACTTGCATATATCGCTGGAACTCCGCTGTTTTTATATTCCACCGTAATTCCTTCCCTTGTAACTGCCAGTTTGGATCCGGCTTTTACAGCCAGTTCCGGCGCACAGAAAAGTTTTACAGACTGTGCCACTTCCACAGCGCCGCCACCCTCCCGGGCAACTGTCACGGTTTTATACGACAGTCGGCAGGGTTGATCTGTCAGATAGATAACTTCTCCTGATTCCATTAATTTTGTCTGGTCATTTCTTACCCTGCGGTACTCACATGCCGTAAATGTTCCGTCATAGGTTGCCTCTAATACCTGGCGGTGCATCTGCTGGGCCTGCTTGATCGCATCCATCTTCATTTCCTGATCCTCCTGTATCTGTTTAACTGGATCCGATAATTCTTAAGGATACCGCCCTTTAATGCATCTGCCGCACTTGCGAACCCTGTGGATGTATCCCCCTCCTTAATTGACGTCACTTGGAAGGGAGCTGATATTTCTCCAGGCTTCTCTCCGCGATATAAGTCAACTGCCATCCGGTATGCAGTATTTACAAGTCCGGACGGCAGCTGTTTAATGTTACAGTAATTCAGGATGGTTTCCTCCACATCATCAAGGACAAATTGCAAAGGGATATCCTGGTCCTTATTTTCCTCCGGTGTCCCCAGAAGTGCCTTTAATTTACTTAGTTCCATATATCCCCTCCTGACGACTTATGCTATTGTTGCTGAAAATACCTGATCCGCATACGGGAAAGAAGGAAGGGATGTGGCAACAGCTTTAATCCATTCAGCAACAGGATCCTCTGTTGTATGGCGGCATACAATTATATTACCGATCTCCTCAACGTCAACACCCGGATTTTTCCGAAGCTTTAACTCCTCTGCCGTAACCCCATAAAAAGTATCACCCAATTTACCATCCGGCAGCATTACGAAACAATCTTCCGGAAAGAACCTCTTGGTGATATATTTACCCTTTGCATCCTGCTCCCGGTATTTCTTATCATAAATTGCAATTACCGGCAGCTGTTGTTCTGCGAGGAAAGCATTTAACATTGCAACAGTAAGCATCTTTTCACTGTTTACCCCGTATATCGCCGCTCTTATCCTTTCATCACGTAAAATACGGTTCAGAATCTTTTTAGATGTAATTACCCTTGCAGGAGTGAATCCGGTGTTATCCACGATGGTATTCACCATTGCATCCATATCTTCCAGTATTTTAGCGTCACTGTTTGTCAGCCAGTCTTTTGTTGCCTTATGGTTGGCAGGCATTCCATAGTCAATGGTGGCTTTCACACCATTTTCATTTACTACGATCTTGCCGGTTGTGGTGGCTTCCATCCTCATGCATTCTACACGGGTGCGGATAGATGCCACCAGATTATCCACATCCTTGAAAATATTTCTTACCATTTCTGCTTCTTCCTGGTTATTTCTGGGGCTTTCAAGCGCAATAATGGTCTTTTCAGAAAGTTTGATTTTCCTTTTGATCAGCGCAAGGTCTTGCAGTTCCCTTTCTGCACCTTCCCTGGAACCAATTTCTGCTTCTGTATCAAAAGCATGTATCTTTGCCGATACCGGAAGGTTGTTTGCACCTTTCACGATATCAATCTCCAATGCCTCTGTTTTCCTTTCCGGAAACAATACTTCACCCATGTATGCTTCCTGTGCACGGGTTTTGGTATAGTCAATTAATTGCCTTGGAACCAGTAAATCTTCTACTCTTGCCATTTTTTTCAGACCTCCTTAATCTGTAGCTGGCCGTCTACAAAGAACTTTATGAACGGCATCTTCTCAATTAGCTGCTGTACGGCTTCCACCATATAGACTCCCTGCAGGCGTTCCGTATTGACGCTTCCATCAATCATTAAAGCTCCCGGCTGCGGTCCATAGGTAACCTCCACTGTATCAAATAATATCCCGGCCGGTGATGCAGAAAGTGTATATGTGTAAGAACCTGCTGAACCGCTCCTTGTCACTTTCACTACTTTTCCGGCTGCATCCAGTATGTTTCCGCCCAACACATACTTTTTACCAGTCTCATCTGCCGTAACACCCGTATCATCTACGGTACAGCTCACATTCTGATAGCTGGCACTTTTTAAGAACTCTGGTGAGTTCTCATAAGTTTTTTTCGTTAAAAACATAATTTATCCTCCTAAAATTATTATGATCATCCCCATGCTTTTGCATAAGGGTTGTCACCGCCTGTCGCTGCTTTATTCATGTCCTCCGCAATAGATTTCCCGATATCATCAGTAATCGTCCCGCCTGCTTTTGGAACATATCCGCTGCCTTTATGCTGTTCATCCTTTTTATCATCTTCCCCTGCTTTGAACAGGAATGATTTGGATTCTTTTAATGCCTTGATCTGTTCATCCAGACCGGCAACAGTACCTCCATCCGTCAGAACCAGCTTTTCTTTATCAACCAGGCCTGCAACAATATCCACATCATGTGCAGTTCCCGTAATGGCAAGCTTCACGGCAGTGGAGATTTTTAGTTCCTTCATTTCAGTATCATACTTCTCCTTTGCAGCCTTATTTTCTTTCTGTAATGTGTCGATCCGTTTTGTCAGCTCTTCATTGTCACCACTGCTTTTTTTCAGGGTATCAAGCTGGTCATCGCGTTCCTTAATGTCCTTCTCCATCTGATCCTTTGCCCGGGTTACAGTGTCATATTCGGCTTTGGCAACATAACCTTCCAACTCTTTCAAAGATGCGGTTTCCGCTTTTGCCGCAAGTTCCTCACTGACTCCTAATGCAACAAATTCTTCTTTTTTCAATCTGTGTTCCTCCTTATAGTTTTACGCCATTCCGGGCATATAAAAAACACCCTTGAAAATGAATCTTCAAAAGTGCTTTGCCATTGTGTAAATTCTGAAACGCTCAAAAATTCTATCAGAACTGACAGTATTTCAACTTAAATAACAATGTTTTCATCACCGTAATCACAATCGGGAAAAATTCTATCTTCCTCTTCCCTTGTCATTGGAGTACCCCTTTCAACGCAATCTTTAAATATTTGACTGGCAGTGTCCATTAATTCCTCACTCCCCCCATAAGGGTATGCCATGTGCGGCTTCCCCGGTTTTGTGAACATGTCATTGTATTTTTTTAGATAATCCATCATAATCACCTCGCCATTTCCTCTATTATTTCCAGAAAAACTTCATAAGATTTTGGAAAATATTTTTTTATTTCAACCAATGAATCAGGATTATTGATAGTAGCATCAAACATTTCAGCAAAGGCTTCACCCGCAACAGAGCGATTTTTCCAATATTTATCAGAATGTTTAAATGTTCCTACAATAACATTATCAGTCACCCCACCCCATATATCGGAGATATCCCTTTGGGCTATTGCTGGTTTTGAAAATATTTCGGATTTAATCTTTCCGTGTGCACTGTATATACTGATACTGGGGTTATTCTGTTTCAAACCGTCATGTACACTTTTAATATATGAGTTCGCTTCTTCTTTCAACATTTCTGTAAGCGTATACCCTTTGTACTTCGTGCTTTCAAAAACATCACCCACATATTTAGATGATGGATACCCCATTTTTTTATGATATAACGCATCAATATTGTGCCCAAATTCATGAAATACCGACCCGTATGCCTTTTGATAAACCTCCGATACTTTACTGAAAGCAGTTAATTGATCTTTTGCTACTTTCTCTAAATTTATATTGATACCTTTTTGTAATGGACTATAATGTGCCCCACCTGTATAGTTTGTTGATATTACCTTTAAATCGTCAACATAGTTATTCCATACCCTTTTTATATTATCGGGTGCATTATCTAATCGCTTGGTAAGTTCATCAGTATGATCTTTACCTAATGATGTTTCTAATGTACCAGATTTCACATTAATTGTATCATCTTTCTTAACCTCTTGTAAACCAGATTTATCGCCGTCTACAAATGATTTTTCCCATTCAGGGTATGTCATATCCGCCGACACATAATAAGTCTTGCCATCCATACCCCTTGCAGCACGTTCCCCGATGGAATCAAACTCATCATCAAAGTATGGTACAATACAGCACCGGCAGTATGGATGGAATGGAGGCGCCGACAGTCCGACCGCGAACTCTTTCATGGTGAAAACTTTGCCGTCCAAAACCTGACAGATTTCACATGTATGGCTGTCCAGTGTTACAACCACTTCAAATTTCTCCACACCCAGATCAGTAAAACATTGCATCTGTGCGGCGGAAGATATTGCGGCGGTTTCGGTCATTATCAGTTTGCCTGCCTGGTTGCGGCTTACATCCATTGTCTTGGCCAGTCTGTTAATCGCCTTCTGTGGATCCTCGCCGCGAATAATACTCTGGGTCAGTTCCGTATGCAGGTTCTGAACCAATTTATCTTTATTCTCCCAAATCCTGCCGGAAAAGTTCTTGCCGTCCTGCGCCCATGGTTTCCGGATTATTTCATCAATCTTACGGGTATCCAACTTTGCAAGGTTGCTCCCCACACTGGTCCCCCTGGCTACCTCATAGGCTGTGTGGTAGTATGATTCCGCATATGACTTTGTAAGGAAATCTGTAACACCGCCTTCATATATCGTAGACAACAGTTCAGCATGCTGCTGCACCTGCAGCTTCATGGCATCCAGATAAGATATGTGATGCCTGGCAGATGCATTTTCAAGCTCTTTCATCCAGCGTTGGTCAACTGAATTTTCTTTACCTCGCTGTATGTACTCCACCACGGACCACTTGAATTCTTCCAGCTCCGATTCCTTCAGGAATTTTTTCGCCGCCGCATAACTAATTTCGTTATTATCAGCCAAACGGCGGTACCAGTGCTCTATGTCCATTTGTAAATCGTTGGACGCCCTGCGGAACTGCTCCTGGATATCTTTGTAATAAGCTGCACTTTTCTGATAGGATTCCTCTTCAAGGGCCTCAAAACGATTCTTCCAATAGTCGTTATTTCTCTTCATCTTCTACATCCCCATCTCCTGCCTCCTTTTCTTTTCTCTGGGCAAAAGCTATGACATAATCATCTGCTTCCAGGGCTGCCTTATTTTTTTCCTCCTGTATCTGCTTTTCTTCATCATCCGCATTCTCAACCAGCGGATGGGCTTTCAGAATGGACTTGTTAGAGACTACGCCTACACTCTTATTGCAAATTTCAGCCAGTTCCTTATCATTGCTGATTGCAGTCCTTGTCCATGTCTGCGTAATCTGACCACAATCTACACCAAGGTATTGGCAGATCACCCGTACTAATTCGCCAAAACTAAGCTTAAATTCCGTTTCCATCAATCCTGCCTTAAGCTCCAACAGAGAATACAGATATTTAAGTGCTTCACCGGATGTATTGCCAAACCTTTGAGGATCCGGATCCACACCCTGCCCCTGCTCAAAGATTGCCTTCCGGGTAAGCTCAAGGAACTTTTCCCTTGCCTCAACAGGAATATTGATTGCCAGTGTCTCAACACCACCTTTGCCGCCATCCCCATCATCATCCACTTTGATAGCTTTGTATTTTTTTAAGTCTTGGAGGAATTCCTTTAAATCTGTACCGCCATAGTTCGTCAGAACATAGATTATTTCCTGTACATCTTCCAGGTCATTAAGGAAGCCGCTGTACACCTTGTCATAGGCATCTATCAGCGGCTTGATGTTCTTCAGATCATTTGTGTTTATATTGTTATTATTGAAGGGGATAAATGGCACCCGTCCCCAATCATGCTTAAGCGCATTGTCGTATTCCCCGTCAACCTCTTCGGATATCCCGAACTGATTGTATGGCATTAGACCAGCAGCGGAGATGGAATCACTCTTCTTGTAATAGGAATAACAGTATTCTTTATCCCAATACTCCCAGACTGTGATTTCTTTCCCGGTTTGAAAGTCAATATCCTTGTAAGTACGCATGACGGCTATTAATTTACGTTTAAGGCAGGCAGAAAACACGGGTATTATCTGTTCGGATTCCACCAGTCCATAGTTAAACTGGTTATCATCATCCTTCCAGTAATGCAGCCATGCACATGCGCTATTTGATGCCTTTACGCACAAATCCTTACATGTCTTCGCATACTCATCACCAAGGATGTCGGCTATCTTCTTATTTGCTTCCTTTTTCCCATTTCCTATGTCAAACAGCGGCGGAGCGGTGAACATATAGGACGCCTTCTGGTTAACTAACAGACCGTGGAAATTCCGTGGTATCCGATTATCGGCATTGCGCATCGGGTCCGTATCTTTCTTCTGTACTCCTGTACGCAATATATCGTTCTCGTTCCGGTAATACCGCTCTGCTTCCTGGCACTGCTTAATATATGACCCGTGTCTGCCACCGTGTTTTTTTATAAGGGCTTTAACGATTTCTATGTTGGGGCGTTCTTCATTCACTTTCTCACTTCCCTTCTGCTATTTCATAATTTTCATACCGCCTGGTTTACGAATGATGGTGTAGGCCATGTACCGGGCACTGTCCATTAAATGATCGTGCTCTTTAACCGGTTTATCTTCACCCCGGTCAGCTGCTTTGGCATCCCATACATAAGAACCGAACTCTTTTATGGTATTTGTGCAGGATACATCAAAAAAGATGGTCATCTGGCTTAGCATACTTGCCAGGAAGCGGATCCCGTCCAGCACATCATTTTTTGCACTTTTTACTTTATACCCGTCATTCTTTAGCTGGGCTTTAAAACTTGTTGCTGACGGATCCACTATAATATATCTTGGTTCTATCTCTTCCAGCCATTCTTTCAGATCGGTTGAATACTCAACATCCGTCTTCTGGGTACCTTTGTCTCTTCCGGAATAATAATACTCCCGGATGCAGTACCATTTCCCATCAGTTGATTTCCGCCATAAATGGAATGCTGCCGGGTTCTGGGTACCGTAGTCACAGCTGACATAGTATTCACCTGTCCAGGTTATCATTCCCTCACATACAAGCTTCTGCACATCCACCACATGCTTATCCACATCAAACATGTCGTAAATGATACCTTCTGCCATAGCCCACAGCCCGAGGATGTATCGCTTGAAGAACACGCCGCTGTACATCTTCCGGTACCGGTCTTTGATCTCCTCTGACAGGCTTAGGTTATCATCCATTGTAAAATGGACATACAACAGGTTCTTAAGGTTCAGTTTTTCCTGTTTACCTGCAGCCTCTTCCTGTAACTTCGCTACCTTGGCTTTCCCCAGATAGCCAACTGCCTTATCTATCCAGTTGACCTTGAACCAGTGATAGGGACCGTCCGGATTGCAGTTAAACCAGAACTTGGAACCATCTACAGAACAGCGGCCAGTAGCCTGGTTTACGAAGGATTCCGGCATCAGGGCCACCTCATCGAAAAAAACACCCGCCAGCGTAATTCCCTGGATCAAGTCCTGGCTGCGTTCGTCCTTACCACCGAATATGTAGAAGTAGTTCGTTATCCCATTTCGGGTTATTTCCACCAAGTTATCTGCTCTGTGATCAGAAACAGTATAGCCCCGACTCTTTAGCATTATTTTCAGCCAGAAGAGCACGTTCCGGCGGAATGAACCAATGGTCTTGCCGCACATGGCAAAGTTCTGGCCGCTGAAAGCAGCCATTGACCACATCACAAATGACAATGACATGGATATGGTCTTTCCCGATCGGATGGCTCCGTCTGCAATAATGCCGTCATAACCCTTAACCGGGCTGTTTGGCAGCCACCAGGTGAGCACCTGTTTCTGTTTTTTAGAAAAGGGCTTAAATCGGAATATCTGTAACCGGGTACTCACGGCACGTTTCTGCTTCAGCTTATTAATCTTTTTTCTTAACCGCGATATCATGTCATTCATCAGCATCACCCCACATCTCTGTGGATTCTGCATTCAGAGCATCCAGGAAACCGTCATCTGCAATCTCAGTATCCTGGCTGTCCATCTTAAGCATCATAAGCTCCACCTTCATAAGCTCAATATCAAGCCGGGCATCATCAAACCCATACCGGTGCAGGGAGTCAATGGCTTTCTGCTTTCTGGCCTGCACACGGGTTAAGGCATCTTCTATGGATTGAATCTGACCAAGGGTAGCATGGGATTCATCAAGATCAGTTTTTTTATCTTTTTCAATTCCCTTCTTTTTCTTGACCTTCGTGAAATTCTTCTGCTGTAAATTCTCAATCCGCTTTAGCATACGTCGTTCCCGGATGGTAAGCAGTTTGATCTCCTGTAGCAGGAGCTGTCCCTTGTCTGGCTGGATCAGATCGATAAGCATCCTCTCATCCTCTTTCAAGGTATCAAAAAAGAGAGTCTCAAACTCTCCTGTCTTGACCGCATTCTTATTTCTTTCAGGTGCCCCACCGTCATTCCCCTTGGCATTTTTATTCCCCAGCTGACCGCCTTTGCTCTTTGTTGTACAACTTTCATTTGATTGTTGTACAACATTCCATTTATCCCGGCTCTTCCAGACTGCTATAACTTTTTCATCCTCATTCAGCATGGCTGCAATTTCACGGTTCGTAATATTTCCACCGTGCTCCCTGTAAATAGCGTGAGCTTTTTCACGGTTTGGACTTCTCTGCCTTGCCAACCTCACCACCTCTCATTCGTGTTGTTTTTGGATTTTTATGATTCTGGCATGTAATAGACATAGTTGTCAAAAACCGTAATGCCGCTGTCTGTGTTGTCCATCTGGATTATCTTCTGCATCGTGTACTGGGAACCTATGAACTGATACGCTGCTTCTTCGCCCAGGTTAGATGTTACTATGGACACCGGGGAATATGCTTTATGAATATCATTAAATATATCCTGTGCACGTTCTAAAGATGCATATTCACCAAGTATCAAAATATCATCTCTATATGCTCTGGGTGTAGTACAACAACAGATGACTTGCTTTCCATCTATGTCCCCAATAGCAATTACTATGTTATCAAAATTTAAGGAGTCCTTTTTATCTTGTGATACTATTCTCATATTTTCTTGCCTCTCTTTTTGCACTGTTCCGCTGGTGCCTGTGCCTACCATTTCGGGATACCCTACCTATTTTCATAATAGAAAAGAGCCAGATTCATAGATTTCTCTAAGTACTTGGCTCTTTGTCTTCCATATGGTTATTCATCATCACTTTATGCTAATAGATTCTGCATATCATAATACTGTTCTATATATTGCATAAAACCCTCTGCTGGTTCTACAACCAGTATTTCTTTCAACACTTCACCAACAGGATTTAATATGAGATTGCCAATTGGAATTACTCCTTGAATATTTTTCTCTATATCTTCTTGACTCAATTTAACCCTAATTACCTTTTCAGTACCGTGATATATATTGATAAAATTATTAACTTTTTCGCTTTTATTATAAGATAATTGAAAATCATTTTCAATGTTTATACTAACCAATCCCAAACTTACCAAATTAAGTACATCAATTATTTGTATATCATATTCCGTTTGCATGTCGCTTCCACCCCAAAAGAAAATACCATCATCACTATTATATTTGACACTAAAACTACATATTTTATTAAATGCTGTAGCTTCTTTATCACTCATTACTGTCAAAATCTGTATCAACCGCTTAGGGATACTACCATTTTTGTTGCATTCACCTACAAGTAATTTTGCCCATATTATTTTAACATCTTCACTACAAACATTCTTTGCGCAATCCATAAAATATGCTAACCAATCGTCATTAACCCCTTGAGGGTTTGCCGATTCATCCAACTGTTCTATTGCCATTTGAATTATATCGTTCTGGTTAATATATTCTTTAATTGTTTTTCTTGCATTGCTAATAAATGCTGCTTTAGTTAAGGGATTTATTTTTGCATCCTTTATCTCATTAATATATGTATCTACTGCTATCTCTCTATCTGCCTTTTTACCTCTAGGAGTTACTATCAAGCCTACAGAATCTGATAGTTTATTAATCAGGTTGTTGGATACGTCAGCAATAGCCGGTGGCAAACTTTCTGGAATATCTAGCATTTTACTTCCTCCTTTTACATTTTCCATAATTATACACCAGAAAATGCCAAAAGAAAACACCCATCCGGTAACCAGACAGGCATTTTCTGCAAAGGAGATTTATAAAGTTAGAGTATGCAGTTACCTGCTACCTCAATTCTTATTATACATATGATTTTTATGATTTTTATTCCAATTTGAAAAACTCATTGATTTTTTTGGATATACTACTTTGACTCAAATGTATCCTCATGGAAATTTTAATTTGTGACATGCCATCTATGTAGTGCATCCTGAATATCCTGCGTGTCAGACTGTCAGGTACGGACTCCACAAATTCTTCTATTTCTTCACATTCTTTTCCAAGTCTCGCCATCTTATTCACATACCGCTCGTAAGTTCTGTTCACCTTATCCCAATCCACCCCGACTACTGACTGAGGCATGGGATAACCGGTACTGTAATCCAGTATGACATCATTCCCGATCATGGAATCGCCCTCTCCTAAATGCTTTAGTTTATATTGCAGCTCCCTGATTTCCTCTTTCTTGCTCCGGTATTGCTCTAATTGTTCCCTTCTCAATTTTTACCTCCCTTATTAATTTGCCACATCAAACATGTGCTGCATATCCTCAATGTCATCCACTAAGTAATACTGAACCGTTGCATTACTGTTTGCATGTCCCAACAACTTTGAAACATACAGAATATTTTTGCTCTTACGATACTGGACTGACGCGAAGGTCTTACGGTACACATGCACAGTTGCGCTGATCCGCGTTATCCCTGCACGTACAGCCAGACTTTTCGCAATAATTTGTATGCTGTTTTTACACAACCTTGTATGCAGATTATTGTCCTTAACAAAGAGTGCCTTGTTATCGTCTGTTCGGCTGTCAATGTACGCCCGTAACGCCTTGACCGCCTTGGTGGTTAACATCCCTGTTCGGTATTGACTGGTCTTCTCACCATAAATATTAACGCGTTTCCTCGCAAGATCCACATCAGAAATATCAAGCGCCACGATCTCGCCTACACGCATCCCTGTGGAAAGCATAAGTTCCAGCAGGGCCTTTTCCCTTAGCGTCTGGCATGCCTCCCGGATGTCTTCAACTTCTTCATCCGTTAACCGCTCCTTTTTCTTCTGGACGATTTTTATTCTGTCTACGTCCTTCATGATGTCTTCCGGCAGGTGGTTTTTACGGTACGCCCACTGAAAGAAGGAAAAGAAATACCGGTTAAGCGTGGATTTGTAATTACTGCTGATCTTATCACGGTATTGCCGCATTGCCAGATAGTCGGTTATATCCTGGCCTGTGATCTGGCGATAGTTTTTGCCTGTTGCTTCAAACAACAATTTGACTGCTCCTAAATACTGTTTAATCGTACTTTCTTTGGTGCCTTTGGCTATACCATCTATCAGGAACCGTTTAAGCAGCCAGTCATTGTTATACACATCCAATGCAGGAAGTGTCGTCATTTCCGTTATCTCAAAGTCTTGCATCTTTACCAGCATAGTGATCTTTAATCTGTCTAATTGCTCTGTCGTAAGTTCATGGGACATGTCGTAAATAATATCGTTAATAATTTCTGTTTTTGTCATATTTACTATTACCTCCACAATTTTTCAATTGCTTAAGGTTCCTGTAAATGGTATAATAACCTTAAGCAGCAAGCGGTAGATGATACTTTGGACGGTGTATCTACCGCTGATTTTTTTGTTTCAAAACATTTGTTCGATTATCATCTTGACAGGGCGCGCTTCCTGTGCTAAGATGAAATTGCTAGCCAAACAAGTGTTCTGGATTGTGGAGTAACATCCCGGTCCGGAACATTTTTTCAACCCTCTCCGGAAAGGATGGTGTTATTATGTTTAAAACTGGTGATATCGCATATGCACAAGATACTGGCGCTGGATGGATTAAAGTGAAAATCATCCGGTGTAATGGCAGCTATTGTATTGTCCAGCGGCTTGACCGTAATACGGGTTTTGGTGTACCGTCACACCGCCTGCATACTGAGTATGAGTATCTTGCTCTCATGGACCGGAACCGGTCTTTACACCCGTATCCTTACCGCAATGCACAACTGCTGTGATTATCAAGGCCGCCAATTATCCTTTGACGGCCTTTTATATTGCTTTTCGTGCCGTAAGTTTAATTTACTCGTTCAAAGTTAACACTCACTGAATAATACCCATTTGATGTACCATACCATCTGATCGTTACATATCCTTTTATCGTGGCCAATTTATAGAACGTCCACATACCTAAATCACACGCATTAGGATCATCCTCGCTCACTTCTTCTGCCATCAGAATGGGACTCCCTTTTAAATCTTCAATATTTCCTACTATGTCCTCAATTGATGCACACTCACAACAATCTTGACAATGGTACATTCTGAATTTTTCTCCATCCTCGCACTCGAAGAGTATTTTATCACTTCCCGCTTCTAAACCAGAAATATCAATAATCACTTTTCCTTTTAAAGCCTCCAAGCCTGAACTATTATTCCAACCCATTACTATACCCCCTCTTTCCTAAACTTTAATTAAGAATCAGTATATATTTACTGTTCCACCATCGTAATCAACTTTATAAGCAGGCAGAAGTACTTCACTGTCAAAAATGTAAACTGTAAGCTCTTCTAAATCGTTCCCAGCCATTTTTAAATTCTGCAAAAACTCTAGTAAGTCATTTGCTGTTATATGCTTCATATTATTTAATTCCTCCTACCTTTAAATTAACCCATCCAACCGGCTTGTTTTTAATAAGACCTTGCACCCTACCCTTATTCAACCGCCCTTTGCCTTATCGCCGATTCACCCTGCCTTACCGCCCAACATTAATTATTAATTATCCACAGTTCTCACAAACTGGAATCGCCACGCTTCATCATGTATTAATCTCACATTGCCATCGCTATTTAGTACCACAACAGATAAAAATATAGGCTTATCTATTACCGGTCTTTCACCTTCTTGGAGTTCACCGAATTCCATGTTAAATTCAATCGGATTCCAGACTTGCTCAGCATACAGAAGCTTAAATCCTCTCACATCTATACCGCGATTCATAAATACCTCCTAAATTATTATTATAATATTTATTATTGCAATTCAATATCAGGAATCAATGCGCTAGGCTTTACAACAATCTTAAATTGATACTTGTTTGCTTCAACCCACTCGACTTGTTCAACTATGTATACTGTTGTCGGTGATAACCCTAGAAAATGCTTCTGATATGCGTTATCTCCAGTTTTAGCAGTAATCTCCAGCTGATTATCTACTGTATCAACAGTAATTGAAAAATTTCCTTCTACCGTATACAAAACTTCATCTGTTATTGTGTTGATAAAGGTAATTTTTCTCAATACTCTAAATGAATCTGCTTCCTGGCTTATATTGCTTGATACCACATTTGCTTCAGTACAGCCTGTCAATATTGGCATAAATGATAATATAATAATTGTAATCATTAATAAATATTTCTTATACATTCGTTCCTCTTTTCTCCGACACTCAGCAGTCGGCAGCTAACTTATTAAGTATTACATCTAAGCAAATCTTAATTGACCAACTTGCTCTGTGTCGGTAATCAGATTCGACATCCGCTGCGCCACGCATAATTCTGGCAGGTTTGCTTTGACCAGTGCTGCCGGTATAGGAGGACACACTGCATTACCGCATCTTTTTACCTGTTCACTTCGCGGATATGTTTTACCAGTATGATCCCGATCAATTATATAATCACCTGGAAATCCTTGACAACCGTATAATTCTTTTGGCTCAAGCATTCTCAATCCGATGTCAACAATAGCATAATCTACACCCTTTATTGTCACCAGACCAAAACGATCTTGCGCCGTAATAGTATCCAGTGGTTCTGCTATATCCTGCCCTGTTCCTTGACCATAGTATTTTATCAGGAATGCCCTTACTTCTCCAAAATGCCCTGGTGATGTTGTTATGGTATGTAACGGTTCAGTAATATCCTGTCCCATACCAGTTTTATAGAATTTACTGATAAAGGTGGCTACTAATCCGTATCTATTCGAGCCATCCACGGTCATTATTGGTTCGTTTAATTCCTGTCCTCTAACTTCATTTTTCAATGTTTCAGA